AGGTTTCTTCTTTGTCTGTTTTCTTTTAATAATGCTCCTATCATAAATCTATATTTGGTTCTAGCGTTTGCTCTATGGCTTTAATTTCCTCTGCTCTTAGTCTGTCTGTTATATCTATCTGCACTCCAGCAACTTCAATATAAACCCTAGTTATATTTACTTCTACTTCGCTATCGTCAAAGTAGTGATACCCATGACATTCTTCTACTCTAGTAGGCTGAATGTTAGCAATTACTTCTGTATCAACAAAGCAATCTATTTGAAATCCCTGCTCCATTAGTAATCAATTTCGGTTTCCATTATAATTTCTCTAGTAGGGTCTGCAGAGATTACCTTATTGTAAGATTCTACTGCTTCCTCAAACTTTCTTGTTAATGTACTTGGAATGTATCTGCCGTCTTTTTCTACGCAGTACCAAGTTTCTCCTTTGTCGTTTACTTCTTTAACTAATTGAATTTTCATTGTGTTCTTATTTAGTGGTTAAAAATTGTCTGCTAATATACAAATAATGATAATGATAAAAAAAACTTTAGTCGGATTCTTTTGGATAAATGTTTCTAGGTTGTTCATAATGTTACGCAGTTGTTAGGATGCTGCTCCCCTTGTTAATTATTTATTTTTATTTTTGATATATTCTAAAGTATGTCCATTCATATAATCAACTGCATCACTATAATTATCAAACCATCTCCAAGACCAACTACCATTTGTATTCATTCTATTCCAAATAAAACCATTTTCTTTATCTGAAAAATATTTAATAAATATTGAAAAATGAAACTCTTTTAATCTTTCAATAGGTTGTACTGATGTATGCAATGCATTGTTTTGTTTGATACAAAATCTTAATTCTTCTCTAGTTAATTTTTGTGTGTTTTCTGTGTTCATTGTGTTTGGTTTAATCGTTATTGATATATCAAAGATAAACCTTTTTTTAATATTGCAAAACTTTTCTTTAGTTTTTTATATAAATCTTTTCTATAGCCTATAGATAATATCTATTCTTCATCTTCTAGGTTATCTAAATCGTTAACAGAGTTAATCTCCCATGCTTGGCTAAATTCTTGGTCTGAAAACATTTCAGCTAGTCCAGATATTTGGCACAATCTTAAAACCTCGTCTGCATCCATTCCTAATTCTCTGGCTATCTTTTCATCTGACCAATTACGCTTTTTAAGGTCTACTACAATATCACTCATAGCGGTTACCTTATGCTTACCTCTTGCTCTATTGTGTCTTATTGTAGAAGCTATTCTATCTCCTTTATCCTCTCTAGATTCATTAATAGTAACTACTGGTAAATAACCTTTAACCCTTGCTTGAATATCTGAACACTCTTTACCTACTCTGTTTCTGTGGAATCCATCTATTACCTCTCTAGTGCCTTCTTCTTCCTGCATAGTTACTATGGGCTGCGTGTATCCGTCTGCTTCAATACTTAACCTTAGTAACTCCATTTCTGGAGGTGCAACGCTATTAGGGTTATAATCGTTTGCGTGTACTGACGTGTTCTTTACCCATAGTACACAATCTACTGGCTCATGTCTAAAAGGACTAATCTTATGCAATTCTTTTTTTACTTCGTTAATTGCATTTACTTGCTCGTCTAAGTCCAGTTTGCTTAGATAGTTAATTAAGTTTGTTAATTCGTTCATAAGTGGTTTATTTAAATGTAAAGATATAGAAATTATATTTAACTAAATAATTCTGGTTGCCATTTTTCCCTTCTTTTTTTCATAAGCAGTAAATACTTTTCATAGGCTTCTGATTTATGCTGCGTAAATGATAACCCCTTACACCAATAATCATTTCTTAGTAATGACTTGCACACCCTTCTCCATGAAGGAACTTTCCTTTCTTGCTCTAGCCTATAATCTGCTTCATCTGGTATTCCATCCTCATAACCTTTATCTATCCACCACTTTTGGAATATTGCTATTTTATTTTCGTAGTGTTCCTTAGTCTTTGGGGGCATTGAGTTAATTAATAAGTTAGCAAAACTTTTCCATGTGTGATTCTCTGGTTTAGTTACTTTTCTGTAGCCGTTTATATTTCCGTTCTCATTGATATACAAAGCACCGCTATTTGCCCCATTAACTCTAGCTACTACCTTTGCCCATGTTTCTGGTTCTATCAAATGAAATAACCACAATCCCCTTCTTTGGTCATCTCCATAAGGTTGACAGATTCTCATTTGATTTATTGTTAACCCTGCCATGTTCATTAGGTCATACAACTTATTATGCTTACATTCTGGAAACTTATAGTGATATATCCAAAGGTCTTGGGTTTTCCAGTCATAAATAGGATAGACATTATAAACACTATCTTTAACTAGAGTAGTATATTTCTTATCTGCAAACTTCTGCTTTTTATCACTTGCAATAGTTCGCCATCTATTTAAACTTTCACTAGTTCTAATCCCTACAAAACAAGCACACGTTTTGCCCTCTGCATACCAGCTTCCAAACTCTGGTACAAAATCTTCAAACTCCATACCTTCATAGAAAAAAGGAAAGTAATTAGCATCGTTTATACACCCTTTAGGTAATTCTCTTATCCAGTCTTCTTTTCTATTTTCATCCCAGCAAATCCAATGTGTTTCAAAAACAGATACTGCGTTTCTTAGATGTATTGGTAAGCAAACCCAATAAGGAACTATCCACTCTTTATATTCTTTGTATAAATTATGAACGTGTTCTATTGTTATTTTGTACTGACCTTCAAGGTCTACAAACAACACCCCGATTTTTTGATTCCTTTTTTTAGCTTCTGCCATTACTAGATGCATCATTACGGTTGAATCTTTACCGCCAGAAAAAGAAAGGTAAACTTTTTCAAAGTTATCAAAAGTCCATGCTATCCTGTCTATAGATTCTTCGTAGACATTCTTAGTCAAAAAGTGTTTTGAGTTCATACTCTAAGTGGTTTAGTTTAAACAAAGATATAGCTTTTTTTGCTTTATTGTTAGCTTCTATCTGATTTTTTTCTGTTAATTTTCCCCAAACCTCTCTAGTAATATGTTCTGGTATGCCTAGTTCATAGCATACTGCACATTGACCTATAAACGCTTTTTTGTTTGTCTGTGGGTCTGATAGGTTATGTTCGGTTGTATATTTCCATTCCTTTACAACCTTTATCATAGCATCCCCCCAGCGTTCTACATCCTGCATAAACTCTAAAGCATCAATGCACATTTGTTCTTCTACTTCTTTAGAATGTTTTTTCCACATCCCATTCTGGTAGTCCTCCCACAATAAATAATTATAATATACTTGCTTCATATAAAACTATATTTACCTTTACCCATTCTGCTTTGCCAGTTCTGCCATGATAGAGATAGAGCCATAACACAATCGTCATGAAAGCCAGAAGGAGCAGAGTATTTTACTCCATTAGCTGTAAACTGATATTCGAATATATCTAACTCGTTAACTATAACTCCGTCTGGATAGGCTATTGATTTAGTATGAATTGCGTTTTGTAGTCCTACCATTAGCTGCTGTTTAGAATTAGAGGTAAACTTTAACCCCTCTACCATAAGACCTGCTCTTTGTAACTCCTCAAATATCGGGTCACCTACTCCTGTAGAATCTAACAAGATAGGCTTTCTAGGTAGCTTTAAAATAGCTTGTTTAGTTGTATGCCAGTCCTTTTGGAATCTATCTAGATAGCAAACATTACCTCCTGCGTCTAGTCCTATAATAACCGACCAGTCATAACTCTTGGCTAAGTCAATACCAAAGCATACAGGCTCTTGGTTACTTAGTGGTCTTATACAAGCCTTAATGTTTTCAGAACCAAACGGATTAGCAGCGTTCTCCATAGGGTTAGCTAGATACTCCTGCTCAAATACTGGTGCAGGTAGTTGCCTTCTAGCTTCGTCTATCTCTCCCTTGTCAATATGTGGATTATCATAAGTAGTAAACTTAAATGATTGCCAGTTATCCTGCTCCTGCTTCATATAAAGGCTATAGAAGAAGTCTTTACCTCTAGGGGTAGATACAAAGATAGCTGAACCTTTAAAGTCTGTTAGCGTTGGTCTAATTGAGTTTAACCATCCCTGCTCTAGATTTTTAATATAAGGTGCTTCGTCTAGTATTGCTCTGTGGAATTTCTGACCTCTTAGGTTATCTAGTTTTTCTCCTGTAAAGAATCTAATTACTCCACCCGTAACAAAGTGAAAAGTTAAATCTGATTTATTGATAGTTGCTGCTTCTGTTGGTATTAGCTTACTCATGTCCTCAAAGAACACTTTAGCTAATTGATAAGTAGGAGTTATGTAAGCAACTAGTTTACCTTGCAAAGCATCTTGTATAGAAATATTCTGGGATATAAGAGATTTACCCCACCTTCGCCCACACATTAAAACAATAAACCTAGCCTTACTTTCTAAGACTTGCCTCTGTGCTTTATGTGGTTTCTTCAGCGTTATCGGTATCTCCTTCGTATCTAACAACTATTTCTGTTTTTACTTTATCGTTATTCTCGTTCTTAGTGCCATCACTCCATTTACTTCTAAATCTGTTAATCATGTTAAGCCTCCAGATTCTATCATTAAAGAATGGTATCTCATTAATCATTCCACTTCTTCCTATTTTCTCCCACCATACCATTGATTTTTGAGTTCCTATCTCTTTGGAGTGCAGAAATTCTGGATGTGCTTTTTCCCAATCATATAAAACTCTTTCAGAAACGCTAACAATACCCCCAAAAGATTCAAAGCTATAGCCTTCACTCATGTGGTCTATTAGCATCTGACAATACTCTGGTTTGTAGTCTGTTGGTCTACCTACTGTACTCATCGTAAAATATTGTATAGTTATTTGATTCTTCGTATAGTTTAGTATATTCTGACCATATTTCTCCTGCCTTGTTTAATCCTTCGTCTTTCATTCTTCTATAATCTGTCTGCTCTCCTACATCATGTCCTATATGAGAACTTTGTAAACCTTTTATATAGTAACTTTTAAATCCTAATTGTGTTAGCCTTAATCCGTAGTCGCTATCCTGCATCCCATAAGGGTCATAGGCTTCGTTAAAATATCCTACAGTGTCTATAGCTTTTCTAGGTATTATAACATTTCCGAATGTTGCCCAAGTAGGATGCACTTCTATTCCGTTTATTACCTCTGTCTTAGGTAGAGTTTCCACACAATAGATTCCACACATTCCTGTTTCTGGTATTGCTTGAATATGTTGTACTGCCATTAGCAACCAGTTGTTAGGTAATACAATATCATTACCGCAGAAAGCTACAATGTCATAATCTTTAGTCTTTCTTATTCCCTCGTTTAATGCTGCAGCTATTCCCTTCTTATCAATGGTAAACATATCATAAGGATAGTTTCCTAATAGAAAACTAGCTACCGCTTGTGCAGTATGTTGATGCCTAAGATAATCTAGTAGAACTATTGCTGCCTTCATTACTTCCAATATATTTAGCTGGGTTACCAGCGTATTTAGAATAAGGTTTAGTTATTAGCTTTCTGGTTATTACCGACCCCATACCAATCATACACCCCTCTGCTATTGTTTGCCTTTGATGTATTACTGCGTTTAGTCCTATGTTTACTTTTTCCATTATGTAAGTATGCCCTCCAACCTTTGCACCGCAACTTATAATAACATCATCCCAAACATGGCAATCGTGCCCGATGTGTACTCCCTTCATAAAAAAATTCCTATTGCCTATGTAGGTTATATTTTCCATCCCTCCATCAATAGTTACTAGTCCTGTGATAACATTGTTATCACCTATTACAACTATATCATTAGTTTTACCCCAGTTAGTCTTATGTTCGGCAGGACTACCAATGATACAATAAGCACCAATATAGTTACCATATCCTAGCACAACGTTAGGATAAATGATAGCCGTAGGATGTATATAATTAGTAGAACTTACCATAGTTATACATAAATTCAGAATGCTTTTCTTTTAGGAAATCCATGTACTCTTTTTTATCTCCGTATTTTATATGGCACTCCCTACAAACAGACATTAAGTTTTCTATCTTATCTTTTTCTTTACTTCCTCCCATACCTCTGCAATCTATGTGGTGAATATCAACTCCACGCTTACCGCAAACTTCACAAGCTATAAACTCCTGCCCTGTATAACCGAAATAGTCAAAATATATCTTAGTGTGTTTTCTCATAGTGAACCATCTTGTAATGGCATCCCTTCCTTATCGTCTACCCTTCTATACTTTTCGTGCCAAAGTGTATTACACAAAGTTACACTTTTTTTTACTATTTCTTCTTCTTCTGCTTCGGGAAGAAGTAGATGCAAAACTTCATGTAGAAGTATCTCAAGGTGCTTCTTTCCCTTTAAAGATTTATCTAACTCAATCACTCCGACTGAATCAGCAAACCCCCATACTCGGTCTTTACGCAAATCTTTATATTTTACTTTAATCCTCACTTTTTAAAATTGCTAAGTCTGGTCTTTCTTCTTCGCTTACCTCTACTTTAACTTTATTTCTAACAGATGCTAACGCTTTGCGTAAGTATTTCTCTGTCTTGTATAAGTCACTTAATTTATTTGTTAAATAAATCTCTTGTTCTTCTATACTCATTTTGTTAAATTTTTTAGGTAACATTATTTAGCAGTTGATATTAGTAAATGTCTTTTTTCATTTATTGTTGCTGTACCTAGTCTTTTTCTACTTGCTGCTCCACAATTATCACATCTCATCAAAGTATAAACATTAGCAGTAGTATTATAGTTTTTGCCCTGCTCGGTTAGTTCTGCACTTCCACAATTAGGGCATCTGTGTTCTTTCTCGTCTAGAATAAACAATCCCATGTTTGGATGTGGTTTTATCCATGCCCTTATTAGTAAGTACGTTTCTTCTAAGATACGAACATCTTGAACATTATAAGCCTCCATTTCAGACAATGCATTTGCATTACCTTTCATGCATCTTTCCCACAATTCAAAGTTAGTTTCTTTTTTCCTTTCTAAGTTTAAAAGTTTGTTTACATAGTCTAGCTTATTACTAGTAAACCCGAACTGCCTTCTTATATGTTTTAGAGTATCTATTTGTTGATAGGGTAATGGAGGATTTAATCCGTTAATGATGAATCTAGAGTTTAATTTCGGCATATCAAACTTTTCCCCGTTATGTGCTATAACTATATCAGCCTCATTAACTAGCCTCCAGATTGCTTCTATTATTCTTTTGTCGTCTTGGCTTGTTACTTCTTTAGGTTTGAGTTTAGCGGAATATACTTTATTTTCAAACAACCATTTAGCTGCCCAAGTTAAGCAAAACCAATCCGATTGTATCTGGTGCGTTCCTACGTTTTGATTCCAAATCCCCCAAACGTATGCAGAGATAGGAGCAGTTTCTATATCCAAAATAAGAACCTTAGCACTAGTGTTAATTTTTTCCATTTTGGTATTTGTAGTGTCGTAGGTTAAAGGTACTTGGTGTGTTCTATCTTTTAGAACCTTTCTGTTTGTTTCTCCTTTTAATCCTTTATAATGTCTTACTATTTGTCTAGCATTTTCTATATTTTTAAATATACCTACATTCTCTAAAAATATCTTTTTTGCTAGAGTATAACATTTCATGTCTGGATACATAGCAAGATAATCCTTAACTATTTTTCCTTTCATATTAGAACATATCCGTTCTTATCTATTTTGCCTCTTGTATGTAAATCAAGTAATTGCCTAACTGAATACCCGAATGTTTTCTGAAAATGTGGGTTATCTACGAACCTCCAATCACCGCCCCACTCCCAACCAAATTGCTTAAATATATTAACCACCTCTATCCAGTCTGCTTTACCATCCCCATCAAAATCGCCTTTTACATCCCAGATAGCAGTTTCGTATAATCCGTTTTTATCTCTATCTAATAGTAGTACTATATCTAAAGCTAATCCGTAGTTATGGTAAGAATGCCCACCCCTTGCGTTAGTTACTTTTGCACCTTTTGTAATCCTACCCTGTGCAAATAATTTATCCTGCTCTGCAAATGTTCTAAACGTGTAAGAAAACCTGCAAACACTATTTGTTAAAGATTCGCAAATTTCCTCATAAATAGCTAAAGCCTCACCCCTTAATTTAGGGTGAAGCAATGCTATTCGTTCTATTGTGATTTTATCACTTGGCATCCTTAGCGAAAATTCCTATTAAAAGGATTCCTAGACCTTCTAAGGCTTTCTCCCAGTTCTTTGATGCAATACCTTCTAAAAGCAAAGGAAGTCCTGCAATCGCACCGAATAGGGTTGTTTTGATGTTCTGAAAGTACTCTTTCATTATTTTGATTTTTGGTTAAAAAATTTATGAGCCATTCTTTCAACTCCCTTTAATCCCATGAAGCCTAAAATAAAGGCTACAGAAAATTGATGGTTAATCTTATCTATTCCAAACCAGTCACTAACTACAGGTGTTAAGTAATTAGCAGAAGCAACTCCTCCGCACATAGCTACTAAAGTTTCTCGCAAGTCTTTTCCTTTTTCTATAAAGAATATTGAACCGAAAAAACCTGCCACAGACAAACCTAAGTTTATCCCTAGTTCTTCTAATCTACTCACCTTTTAATTCTTTTAATTTTCTTTGTGCCCATTCAATTCCTGCCTGTCCTCCCCAAGCGTCAACTGCTAAACCTCCGCATCCTTCCGAATATGGAACGTCTTTATATTGCAGATGCCTAGCAAAACTTGCCATCCTGCTAATCGTTTCTCTCGTAATGTTTTCTTTATTAGCTAATTGGTAGGCTCTGGCTTTCCCAGTTTGAGTTAGGCAAGAACCCCATCCGTTTTTTTCTGCCCAAGCTATTGCTCTCTTTGCTGCGTTTACTGCTGATTGTGGATAGTCGTTAAATGATTCAGCCATTGATACCCTTATGGCTGCCCATGCTCTATGTGCTGCTTCTTCAGTTTCGTATATACACGAACCGCTACCTATTCTGTATTTTTGATTTTTGCACTTAAGTACGGGCATAGCTTACAGATATTTATAACATCTGTCTATAAATGCTTTCCCTTTGTTGATTTATCACACTTAGGTTAAAATTGTCATAACAATACTGGTATAGTTCCTTTCCAGATTCTTCTCTTAGCCATTTGTCTTTAGCTAAAAGTTTAACCCATTTAAACCAATCTGTTTGCTTTTTCACATAAAAAACAGGCATATCCTTATAAGGATGAACATCTGAAACAATAGCAGGATTTCTTTTAGCTGCGGTTTCTAAAATCTTTAAATTAGATTTCATTCCGTTAAACTTAGAATCAACTAACGGAATAAGGCTTATATCGGAATCTCCGTAAGCCTCCATATATCTAGTAACATCGTTATAGCGGTAAATCTTAGTATCTAGTTTTCTTCCTGCAGAAAAATAATAAGCCATTGTATCCCATACATGGTTATCAACATATCCAGCCATTACCATTTTGACAGGTAGGTTGTTAAATCTTTTAACAGGCTCTTTCAATATTTTTAAATCGTGCTGGTGAGTATCTGAACCAGACCAAAACAACCTAACAATATCACTAGGAATCTTTTTATCTAGGTATTGCTCATCTCCGTAGGGTAAAGCGTTTGGAATTATATGAACGTTTAGATTATACTTAGATACTTCCTCTGCTAGTCTTTCATGGGTTACAGTTGCCACATCTCCTATTCTAAGATAGTTAGTTATCTTATTAGCTATATCTCCACTCATATATCTTTGATACAAAACGTGAGTAGCATCTAGCTTCCAGTAATCGTCATTGTCTATAACTAGTTTAAAATTGTATTTAGCTTTCCATTTTTCTATCTGCTCTATTTCTATGTTGAGCATCCTATTTATAACGACAATATCAAAGCCATTATCTAAAACTTCGTCATTTAATACGTCAGTAATTAGACAATAGTCTTTTTTCATGTGGGTTAATGGCATCATTATTCTGTGCCAACCTACTCCACTATGCTTCTGTGTTATTCCTAGTATTCTCATTTTTTTTAGGTCTACCTTTTTTTCTTACTTCTATTTCTATGTTGGGTTCTTTTACTGCTAAAGTCTGAACCTGCTCTTGTGGAAGTGATAGATAATATGCATAAAGTCTTTGTACGCAATCCATAACGCAACTAGAACACCACTTAGTTAAAACAAATTGTGGGTCTAGATATGTCTTGTAAATATGCTCATACATATTTAAAAGGTAAATGTCTAGGTTTCTTATATACCCATTCTGGCAGGTATGATAATTACTTATGTTTTGTTCTAGGTAATCTTTGTGCTCTTGTTCCATATTATATCTATTAAAATTTTAATTATTGGTGCAGCTACTCCAGAAGCAAACATTACTAAAACAATCTCTTGTATAATAGCAGGGCAGAAATATAAACCTAGTGCAGTCCAACTAGCTAGGCATGAAGCACAATTAAAAGGTTTAAAGTTTAGATTCCACTTAGAATAGAATCTATGTATATCCACAAAGAAAACCGCAAAACAAACTGCTGCTATAATTATCATTGTCTTATCTTGGTTTTTAAATCCTGCTTTATTTTATTTATAGTTCTTACAACTGATATGTAAGGAATCCCCAAAGCAATACTTAACTTTTTAGCATTGCAGTTAAACTCAAAAGTATATAACCTAAATATCTCCTTCTCATACCAGTATAAAGATTCATAATGCTCTTTAACAATATTAGTAACATCTAACTGCTCCTGCTCTACTACCTCTATCGGTACATACTCTACAAAATTTCTAAACTTCTTATAAAATTTATGGTCTGTACTTCTAATTAGATTTAACATTATTCTTACTACATAAAACCTTAACTGCTTTTTATTATAAAGGTCTATTAGCTTTTCTTCTGGTATTTCTGCTATTCTTAAAAACAATTCGCTTTTTAGTTCCTCTTGGAGTTCTACAGGGTGCATCTTGCTAATCGCCTCGTTTACTTCATGCGATTGCCAAAATTCTACTAAAATATCAGAACGGAGTATTGGCAAATTCTACTAATAAGGGTTCTTTGTTTTCATCTACAGTACAAATATACACCTTTGCTCCACAATTAAAAGCATCTTTTAACCGTTCTATCTGTTCTGGTCTTAATCGGTCTAGTTCAGTCTTAACCTCTATAGCTGCATAAATACCATCACTAGTGTAGCCTTGCAGGTCTGCCCATCCCTTTTCTATCGTTCCCTTCCTGCGTCTTACTGGGATGTTGTTTACTCTGTTCAATCTGTAACCTTGTCTTTCTAGTAGAGCCTTTGCATATCTCGTTAATTCTGCTGCAGTCATATCCGCAATGAGGACATTTTTCCAAGCCTCGTTTGGTTTTATAGGTTGTTACTGTAAAATGTTTATTACACAAGTTGCATCTCATATCTCCTAATTATTTCTACTGGTAGGAATTTTTGTACTTCAAAACCTTGTTGGCTAAAGTTTAAAACCCTAGCTGATTCAAAAGCCTTAAAAGGAATATTAAATCTTTCTTTATCTATTGTTAAATGCACTTCGTTTATTTCTAGGCTATCAAGAATAGCAAAATTAAACCCATAAGATTTAGAAGTGTAATGGAAGTGTCTAGCTGAATTTCTTTTTACTATTAAGGTTCTGCTATCCCAGTCATAGTGAGCAATAAGTTTAGGTCTTTTACCTTTTAGGAATAATCTAATAGGCATTGGCTTTCCAGATTCTAAGGTAATTTTATTTCCGAAATTGTCTGTTTGTTGGTAGTTCATATATTTTATTTTAGTGATTTACCATCTGGGTTTTCTCCTTTGCTCATGTACTTGCAAAGTTCATATTTAGGGAACATCTGCTCTAGGAAAGATTCATCATACCATAATCCGTTATGCTCAAACATCTTTACTTTATTAGTTACTTTCCAATGCAGATTTAATCTTTCTTGGTTTTTCTTTAGCATTACTACTATTTTATCTGTTTTCATAAACTGATATTATATTGGTTTAAGTATTCATATAGTAACTCTCTAATTTCACAGGCTTCTTCATTATCCGTATGCTTACACATACTTCTTAACTTTTGGTCAAACTGAAATAAGCAAGAGTGCATATTAGCAGCGTTATTACAAAGGTTATAACTTTGTAAATCGTCTGGGTTGTCTAGGTCAAATTCAAGTATTGCTTTCATATAAAAAAAGGTCTAATTGTTACAACACCTACAATAAAACCAAAAGAAAATGCAAATGCAATTAATGCCCTTTGTCCAAATGTCTTTTGTTGTATTGAAAAATGATTCATTGGTAATGATAAAAATGGATTTACTCCTACCATCAAAACCATTCCGAACCAATTTTTATCCATAAGAAATCTGAAACCAGCTACACTATTTGCTTCTAATAATATAGCTGAAATAAAAACAAGCAATAATTTCCACCATTCTACTGATAGTTTATCTTTCATATTTTATCCCTCCTTCGTGGCAAAAGTTGTTATAAATAGAATCATCATCTGAATCATAATCTACCCATTCGCAATGGTCTTGACATTCTGGACATATTCCGTAATCTTCCATTACAGGTTCGGTCATTTCTGCACCGCAGCAATCTGATTGTTTCATAAAGAATCTTTTATGCGTTGCAGATACAAGGCTTGGTCTAAACATTCTTCTATTGCATGGTCAATCCATTGCTTTACTTCTAGGTCTGTTCGGTCTAAGGTTGTGCCGTATTTCCTTATTCCTGTTTCACTTCTATTCTTTAGAAGATGTGCTATTCTGTAAACTACAGAATCTTTGTTGTCAATGCTAACGAAATCGTAACTCATGTGTTTTTTTTATAGTGAATCAAAATAAATTTTAACTGCCATCCTTCTGCACATATTCTCTAGCTGGTCTTCATCTCTTAGAATCTCGTTTATCTTATTCTTAGATTCTCTGTCTATTATCCTTTCCTTTAGCTTTATTAAAGTTAAGTTATATATTTCAGAATAATTAAAATCCATCAAGTTATTTTTCAATATATGTTTAAAAACTTCCAGAGCCATAAATATCTTATCAAAACTTTTATCTTTAGACTTTAGGTAAATATCCAGAGCAAAATCAAACATCTCTTGGGTATCTAGTTTAGGCTGCTCTATCTGTATAAACTCCTGCTTTGGTTCTTGGTAGTTTGCTCTTACATATCTAGCGTATGCACCCATCATTCTGCTTAGGTATAAAACAGAAAAGTTCTGATAGGTTTCTGGATTCTCATCTAGCTTATTCTTAGCCATTAGTTCAAATGCTAGGTCTAGTTCTCCTATTGGTAAATTAGCAAAGTCTTTTTGTAACATATCTACCATATAATTAAATTCTGGTGATGTAGGTATCATTTCACCTCTTAAACCAAGAATCATTAACCCCTTAGCTATTGTATCTACAATCTTATTAGAATGACAATCTTTTAATCTCGTTGTCTGCTTCGCTAGTGTTATTTCTTGCATTGATTTGTCTTTTTATTTCATCAAATTTTTCAACGTATTGCTGCATCTTGTCTTTAGGTGCTGCCTTCTGTCCGTAATATTTTATTTCAAATAATCCCTTGTATTTATTAGCTATGCTATTGTTAACTATTTCCTCTGCTATTTTTAAATCCCCATTGCACAATTTAATTAAATTATTTATAGCTATCTGTTCAGTCTTTGTAGATTTATATTTATCCTTATGTTCTTCTTTTTTATAATCTATCCATTGCTCCCATAAAATTTGAAATTCTGAACTTGGATATACTAATACATTTCTATTTCTATTTTCATTTA